AGAGAACAATCATGATGATGTCTCTGATGATGATGAGAATGTTGATCCAAAAACAGGTATGGTCATTACAATTCCAACATCATTGAGGACTCTAGTAATAAATGATATTTTCAACGTAGGCATGAATTGGAAGGAAACAACGAAAAACACCACGAATGATATCAGGATGAAATTCTTATCATGTATGCATTGGTTGTTTTCAAATGACCCCTTTGGGAATAGTGACCACATCAATGTACCAATACTTAGTGGCGAAACCACTTCAACAATCGCATCCATCATTGCTATAATTACACCAAGCTTTGTCCTAAAATATTTCTCAGAGATGAACACCGTGCTCAATTTTAGTATGATTCTTGGGAAAAAGGTCAGGTTCTCCGCTGGACATCTAGAGAATGACGTAGCAGTCATTGTTGGGGCGGCAAGGTCTAAGGCCATGTTTGAAGACAGAGTTTCAGATCCTACAACTGTACTCAGAACTGATCCAATGAATTTTGTTAATGTAGCACTAGCACTTGAGTGCCTAAGGAACAACAGAGCTGCCGCACGAAATTTTGCTGGGTTCACAAAGAAACAAGTTGCAAGATTACCAGGCCAGTGGTCAGAGGAGTATGGAATGGCTGTTGGGCCAAGTGACGTTCTTGAGAATGCAGACCAGATCAATGAACCCATCAATGTTAGGGAAAGAGATGCCATGGCAAACATTGTCCAGCTTGCAAAACTGGTTCTCTCAGATGACAGGTTGGCAAAGGTAAGCAGAGGTGTTAGAGTTGATAACGAAAACCCCTTTCCCACGCGTGATGATATCATCTTTTCATACAGGACTGGTGTCAACTACCAAGACAGCGTTAGAGCCATGGATAGGAGGGTGGTTGACTTCATTATCATGATCTGTCAAGAACAACACATTGAAATTTCCGATTATGAGGAAGAAGACTGTCGAATCGTCGTCTTAATAGTACAGTGTTGTGCAGGCTTGAGAATGCGCTTGACTAAGGTGAGAACTACGGGTTCTGACATTTTCTCAGTTGTAGCCAACCCCAAGGTCTTGGATTGTTTGTTTGTAATGATGGATCTATTAGCTTGTTACATCTCACCAATAACACGCGGCGAATTCAAAGGAAACCAGTTGAAGAATGTGTTATTAGACCTAAGGGGCGTGAATTTTGAAAACTTGGGCTTAATCTTCTCAGTTATCATTGGTCAACTTGCGTGTTTGTGTCCTTTTGATAGTGTAACATTAGTTGATGACACCAACCGGAACTCAGGATTCTACCGTTCAATGGTTAAGGAGTTGCAGGAATTTGACAATACTTACGGCCAGCCAGAAAGCAACAATGATG